CATCAACTAATACAATTTTTAGCTTTATATTATTCATGTTAAAAAATTATTCTTATTTCTTTGTAGCAATAGCAAATATTTGAGTATAAAAATCCCATTTTTTTCTATCACTATCATCCTTTATAAAAGGATTTTTATTTAAATAAAGACTCATACCACTTAAAATACATATTACTATACTTATAAGGCCTTTACCTGTATTGTTCACCCTACTCCTTTTATTCAATTATTTGAATGTAAATTTTAAGTTTTTTCTTCCTGGCTATATTTATCATATGTTTAGTTCCTGAACTTGAGCCATCCCAAATTGCAATTAAAGCATTACTATATAAAGCCATACTGTAATTTCTGTAAAATCCAGCCTTTTTGCCATACAATGCCCAAAATGCTGGCATAATTCTAACAGGTATTAATTCCTCCCTACCATATTTTTCACCTAATCTATCAACACCTTTTGCATTACCTGAAATTATTTCACTTATATCAAACTTGGATCGACTAATAACTTCCTTAATTAAATTATAGTCAAATATATTTCTTGAACCCGCTATTATAGTCCTCATTTCTCTCCTTTATTTATACCTACAATAACTACTATTACAACATTTATTCCTAAGTACTAAACACTGTTGCTTCTTATATGAATGATCAAACCTGTTCACATTCCATATTCCGCTAATGAAAATCATTAATAAAAAAATAAATACGGAACCTGTAAAGAAAGCAGGAAAGGCATTTATATTGTCATTTATTTTATAATGTTTCATATTAACCCTTTCCTCTTCGTGTGGGTTTAATTAATTGAATAAAACTACTTCCCTTTCCTGGAACACTTATTACATAAGATTCATTTTTCAATAGTGTTCCTTTCATTTTTACTTTAATTTCATTTATAACTTTACTAAATGTTTGGTTTGCACATGAGAATTCTATTTTTTCTTTAAATCTTCCATTAAGGGTAAATAATACTACAAATACTATCATTTTATTTCTCCTGATTATTTAATCGTTTTATTATAGTCAAATATACTTTTTGAACCCGCTATCATGGTTTTTATTCCCTTTTTTATATAATGAAACCCTTTTTTTAATTTAAATATTATCTTTACTTTATAACTTAATTATATCTTGCTACCGTAACATAGTCAAGATATAATTAATTCTTTAATAATCAACCGTGTTGTAGTATACTAAATATAGAAGGAGAATAAATGTCTATCTATAATAACCATAACGACAAACATTATAAAAATTATAATCCTAGATATTTTTTATCTAAAGTAATTGAAATAGAACCTCTTGATTTTTTTAAATTACTTGGTTTTCTTAAAGTATGGTGTGTATGTAATATATTTAAGTATTTATTAAGATATCCATATAAAGGAACACCTACGGATGACCTGTATAAAGCTGAATCATATCTTAAAATATTAATATCAGAAGTAAAAAACGAAATAGAAAAGGAAGAAAATAACCACAATGAAAGCTAATGAAATAAACAAAATAAAAGAAACCTGGTATAAAGTTTATCTTAACCTGAAAACTACAGAACGATTGACAGTTATAGGTAAAACAAATTTAACAGTAACTATATTAAGGAAAAAGAAAACCAAAAAAGTCAAAAAGAAAAGTCAGTATTATATAATTTGTAATACTAAAAAGAAAGGGTTACTCTGGAAGAAAGAAGTATTATGGAAGAAAATAACAGAATTGCAAAGTATATTGATAGATAAAGAGGAAATATATAATAGTTTCGTAAACAGGGAAAACTTACAGACAAGGGGGAATAATGAATAAATGTCCGAAATGTGAAGGTAATGGGGTCAGATATGAGGTGTTAATTGGTGGTATACCGGCATATTCATGTATTTTTTGTGGTTGGACTAATAGTATGTACGATAATACTGTAAATAAAAACTTCACTCCACTTAAACAAAAACGTAAAACAAGACAAATGGTTTACTCTGATGAAAATGCAAAATTAAAATCCAGAATATTACAAATACAAGATACTATTGATTTTAAGAAAGAATATACCGTAATGGAATTATCGAAAATGTTAGACGTTCACAGGAATTACTTATCGACACAATTAGCACGAAAAGAACTTATTGGTGTAAAGAAAAGAATTCAAAAAATGGCTTTAGGTGGTTGGAAGCATGTCGGTTCTCAGTGGTTCGTTACTGGTCAGGCTGTAATTGATTTTGCAAATACGAGAAGTTTGCAAAAGAAAGTATTTAAAGGGATCAGTTTAAAGCAAGCATTATCTATGGTTAAAAGTTTAATAGTGACTGATTACAATTACAGTGTCAATGATATAATTGAATTGTGCGGAATAACACGGACTACAATATTAAAGACTATTAACAATAATCAAATAAAAGCAAGAAAGAAACGAGTTGTTATGGAAATGTCAAACAATGTTAAAATACATAGGAAGAGCTGGTTTGTTGAAGGTAATAATTTACTTGAATTTATTAGGGGTAATTAAAAATGAATAATAAACAAAATCACAGAGGAGTTAAAATGAAAGTAATATTGGTTAATTATACACCGGAACCGCAACAGGCAATCGTTAATGCAACGAGAACTTGTTATCAGTCATACGCTAATCAAAGTGATTCCAGTGACGAAAAATTATTAAAACATGTAATTAAAAACAATGAATCACCTCTTGAATTTGCCAATTTTACGTTTCTCGTTTCCGGCATTTCAAGGATAACCAGTCATCAAATAGTCAGGCACAGAATAGCTAGTTATGCTCAAAAAAGTCAGAGATATTGCAAGGAAGAGGATTTTAATTATGTTACCCCACCTCTTGCTAGTTGTAATATTAAGGATGATGATGTTGAAGAGCGATCGATCTTCAGTAAGGCGATGGTTGCAACACAAACAGCTTATAATGCATTACTGAAACTTGGAGTTAAACCTGAAGATGCACGATATGTACTTCCGGGAGCTTGCGCAACAGAGCTTATTTGTTCTTTAAATGCCAGATCACTAAGGCATTTTATAAAACTAAGAAGCAGTCCACGTTCACAATGGGAGATAAGGCAAGTTGCGGAAAAAATGAAGCAAGAAGTATTCCTAGTTGCGCCACTGCTGGTAGGTGGATTATAATGAAGAATACGAGGCAAGTGAAAAGTATTTTTTTTCTATGGAAATTTTAAATAAACGTAAGTGCCGAAACCAGTTACTTTATTGTGCATGTGTAAATTGGTGGGCTAATACAATACAACGATATTCAATTAAGGATACCGTGGATAATATTGATGGTTATAAAATTGTAGTCTGGGAAATGGTGAAATAAAATGAATATTCAGTTAATTATCGGTATTGCCAATATATTGTCAACTATGTTTATAGTTTTAATATGTTTATCGGTGTTGTTTTGTATTAATTACAAGTCTAAAGGTTGGGATTCTTCGGCCTTTATCTATAATAGGATAAATAAAATAACAAGTAAAAGTAAGATATTATGGAGCTTGTCGTCTTTTATCTTGTCTTTATGGATGATTTTAGAAATTTGGATATAATTATAAGTCTAAATAATTTAATGTTAAGGGAATAAATTATGAAATTTTATGAATTTTTAGAGGCGATCAATAAAACATTAATAATAACTAAATATCCTGGAAGATCATCATTTAGTGCGGATATAGAATATGCTGAAATAGAAATAAGTGGACGTTGTTTACAAGGTGTATACATGGAAGGAGCAACCCCTGTATTAGCTATTAAAGCATTAATGGAATATGTAAAAGGCAAGAAACTGATATTCAATGCAACAGATAAAAAGCGTAGACTGGAACTAAATGTACCAAAAAATTTAACTCTTAATAAATGTTAATGAATTATCGGAAAGAGGGTTTGTAATGTCTTTTACATATTTACTGTTAAGTGCTATAGTGTATTCTATAGTTATCTTTTTTGTAGTTATATGTATTGTAAGTATTTTTACATAAAGGAAAATCATAATGAATTTATTAACATATTTTACTTCAGTTGAGGTAATTGTGATTTACTTTTTAGTTCTTTTCATTACTGCTGGTTTTTTCTGTTGGTGGAATGATATAGGGTAAAATAATTTAACAAAAGGAAATTATTATGGATTTATTGTCAAGTTTAATATTGGGCGGTATCTTTTTGTAAAGTTAAATGATATATATGAAATATTTAAAATAACATTAAGGAATTAAAAATGAAAATATTTAAAATATCAGATATAACAAAAACTCCAGGCAGTAGATTAAAATCAGAACATAGTGAAAACCAAAAACATATGTCTGCTGAATCAATTAGAGATAATCATTTATTCCTTACTTATCTTGTTGCAAGAGGGGTAGAGGAACCTTTACGTATTGATCTTGATGGAACAGCTGGATATGCTGGTAGTTTTTTGGATGAATTATTTGGTGGGATGATCCGTATTCGTAATGTTAACGGTTATATGTTATTAAATACATTACATTTCAAATCTAATGATGATTTAAGCTTAATACAGGAAATTACGACCTATATTATAGAGGCAATTCAAGAAGAAAATGGAAACTAATTGCAAGACAAACTGTCACTTATCTCAATCTATAAATCAAGATACATTTAATTGTTTGATGTGTTATTGTCCGTTGTGGGACCTGGAATGCCCTGGAAAATATAAAAATGTAATGATAAATTTAAAAATACATAAAGATTGTAGTGAATGTGTTATACCTCATGAAGATTCCGAATCAATAATTGAAATACTAAAAGAATTAATTTTTAAATAAAACTAAAGGAAAATTAAATGTCAATAAAATCAGATAAATGGATAAAGAAAATGTGCACAGTATTAAAGGAAAGATATTTAGCAGAAACGCCAATGATTCAGCCTTTCGAATCAAACCAGATAAGTGACGGCAAGATATCTTTTGGTGTTTCTTCATATGGGTATGATTTAAGGGTTTCCGATGAATATAAAATTTTTACAAACGTTAATAATATTATTATTGATCCTAAAAATTTCAATTCAAACTCATTTGTGGAACACAAGGGAGATGTATGTATTATCCCGCCCAATTCTTTTGTGTTAGCCAGATCAGTTGAAAAATTTAAAATACCACGCAATGTTTTAGCTATATGCCTTGGTAAATCAACTTATGCACGTTGCGGTATTATTGTGAATTGCACCCCATTCGAACCAGAATGGGAAGGTTATGTTACGCTTGAAATTTCTAATACTACACCTTTACCTGCTAAAATATATTCTAATGAAGGATTAGCTCAAGTGTTGTTTTTTGAAAGCGATGAAGAATGTGATGTATCTTATGCGGATAAAAAGGGGAAATATCAAAATCAGACAGGGATTACTTTAGCTAAAGTTAATAAGAAACCAGACGAGATAATTAAATATTCAGCAGATAATGATAATAATTACAATCCAGATATGGGCGGGGAAAAACCAAGCGACATAAAACAGGAGACATAAAATATGCTTATAATATCATTTTTTTTCATAATTAGTAATATTATAGTTTTTCATAAATGCACTAAAATAATATTCAAGGAATTTAGAGAAATAGAAAAACGAGGGTTAAATAAAAATAGGGCTTGATAAAGAGTTATGGAAATTTCCAAAGAGATACTCTTAAAAATGGATTCCAATAAAATAAAAACAAATATTACTTTACCAAAAGTTAATAGAAAAATATAAAAACAACGTAGTTATAGGGGGAAGTAATGGTAATTGATATTGATAAAGAAGATCAATAAGAATGAGTTGATTGAAATTTTAATAATAGTTTTACCGTTAATAGTATTAAGAGAATAGCGCTATACGAATATGCTATGAAAAGGTCCAAAGAGATACTTTTGGGAGCGAGTAATGATAAAAATAAAGTAAGGACTCATTTGACAGAGAACATTGAAATGAATAAAATAAAAACAAAAAAAGAAATATTACAAGAATTGCAAGAATTACAAGATGAGTTATGTGTTAAATTATTGGATTGGAATCAGATTGATACTTATATTTCTTTCAATCTTATTCCTGATTTAAGCGACAAACAATTTAAAAAATACACTGATCATATTAATAATTTACAATTTCTTATAAATGAAATTAATGATATACGAACCAGAACATTAACTTTAAAATGGACATTACAAGGGAAAGGATAATGAGTATGAGTTACGACTTTTCTATAATGATAGATAGTGGCGGTAGTGAACCCGGTGTATTGGTATGTGGACATTCACAAACCTGGAACGTAAAAGCAATGTATTTTAAGGCTATCGATGAAGAGCGAGGTATTCGGTTTTTAAATGGAATGTTATGTGAAACAGCTAAACCGGTACTCAGGAGGGCTATACTTACAATGCAAGATAACCCATCTGGTTTTAAAAAATTAAACCCTGGAAACGGTTCCGGTAGTTACGAGGGCGCATTAGAGACTTTACAAATATTATTAGAATGGTGTCTTAAACATCCTAAGGGTTATATTGATATTTGGTGATTATATTAATAATTTAAAATAAAAGAAGAAAAAATAACTATCAATAAAATAATAACAGTTTAAAACCTACAATTAAATAGCAACATTAAAAGGGCGTTAACTCTAACCAGTTAACGCCCTTTTTTTATTTTATTTTATTTATGTTATAATATAATTATACAGTATAAGTTAACTTACCAAACGAGGATTAATTATGGATGAAGATATTTTAATGGATGCAACTAAAAATCCTGATAAAAATAAAACTTGCAAAAAAAATAAAGTTGAAAAAAAAGATAAAAATTCATTGAGATTAGCATTGAAGAAATTTAACATTACAGAAAAGGATGTTTTAAATTCTTCCATTAAAGATTCTACAGTAACTATAGTTACTGTAGGCGGTAAGAAATTCATCTACAATGAAGAGTTAGATAAAATACCGGTTATTCCTAATATTGTCAAGAAAGCGTGTGCGTACGTTAATGTTTCGGAGTTCGACCTGTTCTATAATTATAAGACTAACAAATATTCTTATTCAATGGATAATGGAACTATAACACTTGTAACTAAAAACGGTCACAAAATGAAAGTTACGTTATAATGAGTAAAAAGAAAAAAAAGATACTTAAATTTACGGAACCAGTGAAAGATAATAAAATAACTGAATCCCATGATATGATTAATAAATCTGAAATTATCAGAAAAGGTATAGAGGAGCAAATTAATCCAGGGGGTAATTTCAATTTCTCAGTTATGCATATTGAGGATGATTTTACGGTTGTGAGAGAAATTGATACAGGTAAGTTTTTTAGCATTAATTTTGAACTAGATGAAAACAATGATATTAGTTTTACAAGCGAACTCAATCAAGTAGAACCTGATTTTAAAGAGGTCGGTAAATCTACTATTGAAGAAATAACTGAATCTAAATCAAAAGAAATAATTGAGTCAGCCTCTTTAATAGAAGCTATAGGTAAAAAAGGCAATAAATGGAAAGTTGTATTAATAAAATCTGGATTATCTAAAAATGGTTTCTTGTATACAAGTGAAATATTAAAAGAAGCAATACCGTTATTTGAAGGTGTAAGGGCATTTGCTAGATCCGACCTTGACCATACAAGAGATACTAATATTGATGTAAATAAACTTGTTGGATTTTATGAAAATATTAAATTTGAAAACAATGCAATAGTTGGAACTTTCAATATAACTGAAGGTTCTGAAAAATTAAGAAATGATTTAAAATCATCATGGCAAGAAGGAAAAACGGATTTTATGGGCTTATCTATAGTAGCCCAAGGCAAGGCCGTAAGAAAAGATAATATACATGAAGTAATTAATATAGAATCAGTATCAAGTGTTGATGTTGTTGTGAATCCGGCAGCAGGTGGGGAATTCCTGCAATTAATAGAAGCAAAAGTAAAGAATAAAGTCGAACAGGAGAATAGAATGACGCTAGCAGAGAGAATAGCAGCCTTGAAAGCTGTTGGAATTACAGTAAAAGAGGATGCAACTGAAACAGAAGTTGATACTCTCTTTTGTGAAGCAATTGCAATAAAGAAGGAAAAAGTAAAACCAAAACCCGAAACAATTGTAAATAAAAAAGAAGATAAAGAAATAAATACTGTTCTTGAGAGTATTAAAGTAACTGAAGCCGAAACAGTTAAACTTCTAACTGAAACTAAAGCTGTTTTATCAAAAACTTACCTGGATAAATGTTTATCTAATTCTACACTGTCCACAGCATGTAAAAATTTCATTGAGGCAAAATTTAAAGATACATCTTTTAACGAAGAGGATGTTAATAAGGCAATAAAAGAAATGAGCGATGTACAAGCATCTTTCACTGAAAGTAATGGTATGCCCGGTGAAGGTCTTGAGAAAATAGAAATTACAAAAACACACGTAGATACTGCTATTAATGCTTTAGATGGTTTCTTTGCACGTAAAGATGTTAACGATGTAGCTAGATTTCAATCCATCAGGGAGGCATATTCTTTAATTACTGGAGATAAAAAAGTTACCGGTAAACTTAGTGAGGCTAAAAATTTATCAAAATTCACAGAAGCTTTAGATACTTCAAGTTGGGCCGAGATTTTCGGAGACTCAATTACCAGGAGAATGCAAGATTTATTTAGAATGGATACAGAGCTTAACTCCTGGAGGAAATGGGTATCAGATATTGTGCCTATTAATGATTTCCGTTCTAATCGTAGAATGAGAATGGGTGGATATGGATTACTTAACGATGTTGCACAGGGTGGAACATACCAGCCAACAGTGAGTCCTGGTGATGAGGAAGCAACTTATGCTATTTCCAAAAAAGGATACCTTGAAAGTATTACAATGGAAATGATTGCAAACGATGACGTTGGTGCAGTTCGTATGATTCCTACTAAAATAGCTAAAGCAGCTGCCATTACCCTGCATCGTTTCATTTACAATTTTATTTTGAACAATGACAATGTAACATACGAAGCAGTAAATTTATTCGATGCAGCACATGGTAATCTACAAACAGCAGCACTTGATGCGGCATCTCTACTTGCTGCACGTCAGGACTTTCAAAACCAGGCTCCATTTGGTGATTCAATTAACATTATAGGGCTTACACCTAAATTTATGTTAATACCTTTCGAATTAGAAGATACCGCATTTAGATTAACAACCTCAGCAACTGTGATTGGTGCGACCAATAATGCCGCAACTGAACCTAATTTTCATTCAAGAAACAATATAGAAGTAATTCCGGTTCCGTATTGGACTGATGCTAATGATTGGTCTTTAATCGGTGATCCAGCTGCTGCCCCAACTATGGAAGTTGGATTCTTTAACGGTCAAGAAGAGCCTGAACTTTTAATTCAGGATCAGCCTAATGTCGGGTCGATGTTTAGTGCTGATAAAATCACATATAAAATTAGACATATTTACGGTGCTACTGTGCTTGATCATAGAAATATGCATAAATCTGTTGTAGCTTAAAAACAATACAAACAAGATAAGGGTTAATTGTTGAAGTTGACCCTTATAAAAACGTAAAGGAAGAAAATGTCAAATTTAAGTCTACATGATATACCTGGTAGTGAGCATCATATTTCAGGTTATGTTCCAGCAGTTGCTAATGGTACTGATGATATTGTAGCTATCGGTGTAGCTCCTTTCGATTGCACAGTTATTGAAGTGGTAGTTATGCACGATACTGTTATTACCGGGGTCGCTACAAACAATTTTGTGGGTTCATTGTTTAATGGTGGTTCTGACGGTACCGGTGTTGTTTCTGTCGCTGCAAAAACTTATACTAATGGTACTGATGGAGCGCAGTTTACGGATACTCTAACCTTATCTAGTACAGCTGCTAACCTTAATTTATCCGCAGGTGATAGAATACTTTATGATAAAACCGAGAATGGTACCGGTTTGACTGATCCAGCAAAAATGGTTGTTGTTAAATTTAAAGCGAGGTAATAATGCCAGTTCAAAATCCGGTAATGCCTGATGATAAATTCAACCGAGCTATACAGGGACATTCACCAACTACAACTGTTAATCTAGGTTTCACAGGCACTACATCTAATCTTGAAATACCGACTGAATCACGTATTTTAAGATTACATGCAACTCAAACTTGTTTTTACAGATTAGGTACTGACAATACTGTGACTGTTTCAAGTTCTAACGGTGTTCCGTTACCGGCAGGTGCTGTTGAATTACCTGTGGCTGTACAAGGTTTTACACATATAGCTGTCATTAGAGAATCTACTGACGGAATTTTTTATATAACCAAGATGATATAAGGGGTTAAATGCAAGTTTTCGGTGGAGTACTAAGCACACTTAGTGCGTTATTTTTAACTCTCTTGGGAAAAGCTGGTGGTCAAACAGCGTCAGGCGGAACAGGGTCGGGCGAAGATTTAAATCTCAATTCCACCACTGACGCTGTTAAGGGTAGTGTAAATATTGCCGGTGGATTAGCAGATTTTAATGAAGCCAATAAAGATATTACATTCTTAGGTTCATTACAATTAAATCAAGAAGAAGATCCCCTTTCCAAGGATACCGATACTACTGACTTGAATTCTCCGCTATCAGTATTTGTATCTGGTTTATACGCATATGTTGTTAGCCAGACTAATAACAGATTATCTATATTTGATATATCAGATGATAGTACTGTTGTACCTTTAGACAGTATAACTACAAATTTAAGTACACCCAAATCACTATATATATCTGGAAATATGGCATATGTTGTAGGATCTGGTGATGAGCGATTAGCATTATTTGATGTAAGTGATAAATCAGCTATAGTTGCAAAGGGTACAATAACTACCGGGTTAGATGATCCTTTATCTGTTTATGCATCAGGTGCTTATGCATATGTAGCAAGCTTTTCAAATGACACATTAGCGATTTTTGATATATCTGATTCTTTAAATCCTATTGCTAAAGATACAATAACTACTGGATTAAACGGACCTAATTTTGTATATGTTTTAGGTAAATATGCTTATATTACAAGTGGTATAAACTCTACATTTGCTATATTTGATGTAAGTGATGTTAACAATATCGTTGCTAAAGATACAATAACTACAGGTTTAAGTAGTCCGCAGTCAGTATTTGTGTCAGGCTCGTATGCATATGTAGCAAGTCAGAATAATAATACATTAGCAATTTTCGATATAAGTGATCCCGGTAGTATTGTATCTAAAGATACAACTACTGATGGATTAAGCACACCTGTGTCAGTTATAGTCTCTGGAAGATATGCATATGTAGTAAGTTCAGCAAATGATACCCTTGCTATATTTGATGTAAGCGATGTAGCTAGTATAGTAACTAAAGGTACTAATAGTGTAGGTATAGACAATCCTAGATCTGTTCGTATAATGGGTAAAAATATTTATGTTGCTAGTCAAGACAATAATTCTTTAGCTATATTTGAAATAACTAATGCATCATATCCTAGTGCAGAAGTTGGAGCATTAAAAGTTCATACTTTAGATGTGCAAGATAATGTAAAATTATCAAATGATTTAAGTATTGATGGTGCTTTAACAGTTAATAGATCTGTTAAGGTAGATAATAATTTATCAGTTGCAGGTGATATAAGATCTGTAAATGGTCATATAATCAATTCTATTACATCTGGAATTACGGCGAGCACTACACAAACACAAGGACAAGGACAATTAATAACAGATATAAATGAGATATCTGTTGTAGCCAATAATAATGATACCAATACTATGCCTTCAATATTAGTACCAGGTATAAAATCTGATGTAATTAATAATGGAGCAAATACATTACAGTTATTTCCAGCTACTGGTCATGATTTAGGTGCGGGTACAAATATACCTGTACTTTTACCTCCTAGTACAAATATCAGAGCAGTATCTTACACACTTACTGAATGGGCTATAGTACCTTCCAGTAATGCAATATTTGGTGAAATGATTATATTGGATAATAGTACAGCTTTAACTATTAATAGTCAAGATAAATTCCATGCTGTCAGGTTAATGTCAGCGGGTTCTTTAGGTAATTTTACTTTTCATACTGGCTCTACCGGTTCAATCACGAATACTGCCGATAATGGTGGTATTTTAAGAATTACTTCTGCTACACATGGTTTAACCACAGGAGATGTTGTTACAATAACAGGATTGACTACAGCAGCACAAAATGATGTGACAACTATAACTGTAATTGATCCAAGTACATTTGATTGTGATGATATTGCTTTTGTAACAGCCAGTGAAACCGGAACATGGAATCATGGATCTCATTTAGTTGCTGGAAATGGAGTTAGTGGTATATATCAAATTACAGTTTCAACCTCTCTATCTTCAGCATCAGCTAATAAAACTTTTGAATATAATGTTTTCCTTAACACTACTATTCAAACTAAAAGTACTACTAAAAGAAGATTCGGAAGTGGTGATATAGGTAATTCAGGAAGTAGTTCCATGGTTAATATAACTGATGGTGATCAAATTTGGTTAGGTATACAAAATCAAACCGACACTGCTAACATTACTTTAGTACATTTAAATATAAGTTTACATACACTTTAATGAGAAAAATAAATGGAATTAAACGAATTAATCGAACGTGTCAAAAATAAAATTCCAAACGATCCGCAACAGCAATCCGAAGATGGTGTTTTAGAAACAGCTGAATCAACATTGAGAGGGCAGTTTTCCAAGGATTTTAGTAGAAATATAGTATCTGATATTATAGGTACTGGTGATTTTGATTATCCATTACCTATTCCTTCCAGTAAAGAATGGCAAAAAGATTTTAGCGTAATTAATCTAATTGAATATCCTGCCGGTGAAAGATTCCCTGTAGTTATTGATAGTAAAGATTATATTATCCAGAATGTTGATACTTTATTTCATGGGACAGTAACAGACGGACCATTTACATTAGGTGAGACAATTACCGGTGGAACTTCAGGAGCAACGGCAACCGTAACTGTCGCCCTTATTAATTCAATAGAATATACGCTCATAAGTGGCACTCTTGTAACGTCAGAAACAATTACCGGTGCAAATTCAGGGGCAACGACAGTTCTATCTAATGTTGTTAATCAAAAAATACATTTCTTTCATCATACACCCAGTACATCTGAAATAATAAGAATTAGTTACAATATAGCCTATTTAAATAGTACTATTTCAAATATACCAGACAGAGAACAAGAAGCTCTGGTATTATTGACCGCTGCTCATTGTGCTGAATATTTAGCAAGATTTTATGCTCAAAGTTCTGATGGTAGTATTGATATAGATACTGTTGATTACGGTGAAAAATCACAAATTTGGCAAGACAGATCTAGTGATTTAAAAAAACAATACAAGGCTTTAACTAATATCGATAACGGAATAAAAGCAACTTCCATCACTCATACATGGGAAACAAGAACTCAGCGAAGACAACCCTGGATGACTCACAAGTTTTCACCTTTTTTCTCTAATAGATAATATGTTAAAAACGAAAATAATAGTTAACGATAACGGATTAATTCAAAGATTTAAAGTATCTAAAGAGGTGTTTAATAAAGAAGCTAAACGATCTTTAAGTTTAATGTTAGCATATATATTTAGAATAGTCAGGGCGTTTACACCTAGAGGTGCAACAGGATTTTTAAGAGGAAGTATTTTTACAACTAACATTACTGGTGATAATATTAATTTAACCGGATCAGTAACAACTAACGCTTTATATGGATCATCTGTTGAGTTTGGAACAAAACCACATATGCCACCGGTTAACCCAATTATTTTATGGGTTAAAAGAAAACTAAAGATTTCTGATAGTAAAAAACAAAATAGTATTGCATGGGCTATTGCGGTTAATATAAAAAAACAAGGCACTAAAGGTGCTTTTATGTTTAGTAAAGCGTTAAGAAAAAGGGAAACCTATATTAAGAGAAAAAAGATTGAACTTGAAAAACGACTAGCAAGTAGTTTAAAGGTAAAACTATGAGTATTGTTTCAATAAGAAGTGAATTAAAAATAATTCTTGAAAGTATAACAGGTATTGGCACTGTTCATGATTATATTAGACATTGGGCTGGTAATGAACGTTCATTCAGGGATAAATTTGAAACTTCAGAACATATTTTACATGCCTGGCAAATAACTAGAAGAGCGTCTGATGAAAAAGTTTTAAATCAAAATGTTCAAAATTTACGAAGACATGATTTCTTGTTCTTTGGTGTTTACGGATTAAAAGATGAAGATGCAAGTGAAAAAACTTTCCAGGATTTTATCGAAATAATATGTAATACACTTAGAATAAATAGTAAACAACCAGCACCTTTCTCAGGTACAGTATTGCGTGCAGGTCCACCACAAGTTGAAAGGGTTGAACATAAAAATTTTAACGGTAAATTAGTCCATTCAGCTGACTTAAGTATATGGGTTGATGAATTTATTAGTTTTTAAGGTTAATAATGACACAAAAAGAATTACTAAATAAAATAAAAAACGGATGCGTTCAGATATTAAAAGATAAATCGGGTAAAATATTGCAAGTTACTCGTAATGAAGATGGTAAATTAACAACCTTTCATTGCAGTAAGAAGGAAGAAAAATAATGGCTGTTTTTTTAGAAAATATAGGTGTGATTGCGGCTAAAATTGAAGGAACTGAAGGAACTGCCGAAACACCAGTTGGTAGTGAAGCATTCATTGCTGAAGAAGTCGAACTGACAACAACTATAGAAGAAAATACCCGAGAAGCAGTAAATGCACAAGATCTCTCTCCTTACGTTATTGTTCCAGGTAAGAGGTCAGCAACTATAAAATTTAAAACATTATTAAAAGGTTCCGGTACTGCCGGTACTGCACCTGATTATGGTGAATTGTTTAAAATGTGCAAATATGCGGAGACTATTGTTGCTGTTACTAGTGTTGCTTATGATCCGGTTAGTGATGGTGATTCATCTGGAACTATTGTATTATATAGGAATAGTGGTTCGTCCGGTAAGAAATATGTATTAAATGGATGTCGTGGAACCTGGTCTATAAATCTTGTTAATAGTGAATTAATGTATATTAACTGGGAATTTACTGCTGCTAATTTCGTTGAAACTGACAGTGCACCAATT